AACTGATCCTGTGTCTGCATCAATCTGTAAAGGTAAAATTTTATTATTGAAAAGATCAATGAAATTGTTGTCTAATTCTGCATATGTCAGCGAACTGCCTTTTGTGGTAGTTCCTGCTTGTGATTCTTGTCGTAGTGTTATTGTCATCTGTTGCTCCTATGTGTGTCGCACATGCCTTAGTATTTATAATGTTTGTAATAATTTGTTTTCTGCAAATCTTTCCTTGCTTTTTGTAGTGTACTTAACTTTTGTATGATTAAAAGAGGCAACTCAAATTGATAATCTACAGGCAACACACTGCTGTCACCGTCTGGGTGCATCATTAGACATATGGTATCTTTGTGTGCCAGTTTCTTATTCAATGCAGTCACCATCTTGTCCATCTTGTCATAACTCATCCAGAAACCAAATGCTATCACTGCCTCAAAATGCAACACGTCTTTCATTTCAGCAAAATTGTTAGCAAGAAACTCTGGTTTGGTGGTTTTTGCAATGTGAATGCTGTTTCTGTATTTTTTTATGTAAGGACAGATGGGCAAATTGTCCATTTTTTTGTTTGGTTTAGACAATTTGTCTAACCATGCTTTCAATTTGTTTTTAGTGGTGTTGGTAACAACAATTTTTGGCATAATCTATTCCTTCAGCACCTTTGGGTATATGCACAACGAATTGTGTGTCAGGTGCTTCATTAAAAACAGTGGTCCAATTTGGTCTCCACTCTCTATTTAAATCTGGTCGTCTTGGTCTCGGTACTCTATCATCCATTTGACTGGTCAAGTCTTTGGTGTACATAGAATCCATGCCCCACATATGAATAGTTTTATGCGTTTTTGCCATGTGTTGTACTGCAAGGTGTCCTGAATTCCATCTGTGTCGTTTTTCATACACATCAAGATACTTGCCTGGCAATGATTTTTTGTCTGCGAATCTCTTAATTTCTGGTGTGCACCATATATCAACAGGTTTTATTGCTGTCCTGTTCTGTTCTAAAAAAATTAAAACTTTTTGGTCAATGATGCTTAACACTTTGTAAATGTTTTTGTGTTTTGGTACGTTGCAGGCAACCACATAGTCGCCTATGTCAAAACCAAATAGATTTTGACTGCTACCATTACCTACAAAATGCGTTTTCATGTGTGTATTTACAAAAAAGTCATTTTTACTTGACTAATTTAGGTATTTTTGTTAAAATATATAAATAAAAAAAAGGAGTTAACATGAGACAAATAAAATACATTGAAACCAGTCTTGGCACAAATCCAAAAAACCCATTGTGTCAAATTAGAGATGAAGACCTCACTTATATTTTGAACTATCTAATGGAGAGTGCAAAATATTTCAGTGACTTGGCACAAATGAAATCACCTGTATGGGAAGACGTGATCAAAAGATTGCCTAAAAAACTGCACAAAGGATCAAATGGTCCCAACAGCATCTTAAGTTTTTGTCTAGGACTTTTAACCAACACATATTTTAACATACAGAAGTATGATGGCAAATGCAGTATCAGTAAAAAACAGATTGAAGACCTTGAATTTTGTTCTATGTGCTTACACATTGCAAACAACAATTTTGAAGTACTCAAAATGCAACATTCACTGTTCGACTTTAATGGACAACCTGTTTGATGAGTAAACCTAAAAAATTTTTATCTGATTGGGGTTGGTATGTGCAAAAAGGCACAGATCCAAGAATCAGAGACACACGTTTTGAAGGCACATATGAATATTGTGCTGAACCCACACACACTGATGGTGAACAACATCTTGTGAAGTTTGGAAATAATTTTAATGGCACATGGAGAGATCCTTGGAAGATGCCTCATGGCAATTGGCATTTCTGGGACAATCCTGAACTGTGTCATTTGTTGTATCCCAGCACCGTCAATCCATTGCATCAAAAAGTATGGATACGTTGGGTAAAGAACAGCATACTGACCAAAGCAAGTGAATTTACAGATGGCACAGAACGTATCAATTGGATGTTGAAACAATTGAATGCCATGACACCCACTTGGCAAGATCTTGTGAGAGAATTGGATCCCACAGCATTTGAACCTATCAAAGTGCGAAACAAAACAGCACTCATAGTGACCAGTTCACCCAACTGTCACCTGTACTACTATGGAGAAAGCATCGGCACATGGACCAACAGGATCAAAGAAACATTAAACAAAAGAGGTTGGCAAGTTAACGTTGTAAGAAACAAAAACAGCAGAAAAGCAAGAACCAGTTCAGCAAATGCAAGACTGTATCAACACCTGCAAAACAAAAAACCCGGCATCATTGTGAATCAACACAGTGCCAGCACCATTGAAGCATTGTGTTCAGGTGTGCCTGTGATTTCAGCAGGTGATCACTGTGGTGGACCTTGCATAACCACATGGAAAGATTTTGTTGCAGGTGCAGATCCTGTAGAATGCAATCAATCAGACTTTTTTGCTTGGATGAATGTGATACTGAGCAACATAAGACACAAAACAGAAATTACAGAGCACGATTTTAGAGAAAACACATGGCGAAAACCAACATACCGGTAAAAAAGATACACGGCAACAGGAAATATCCTGACATACCTCCCAAATGGGTGTGCAGATACAATAGAAAGAAAGCATATTGCAAATTCATGGGATATGAATGGGCATTCACTGTGCATAGTTTTTATGAAGTATGGTGCAAAAGCGGCAAGATGGATCAAATAGGCGCAGGCATGCATGGTTATTGCATGGTGAGACTGGATCCTATTGAGGCATATGGACCACACAATTGTAAAATTGTGCCAACAGGTCGTTTACTGAGAAGAAATCTAGAACACAACTGGCACAAATTGAATAACAGATGACAAAATTTGTAACACATCATGAAACCACACGTGTAGAAATACAAAAGTGGGAAGACAGTCACAATTTGTTGGTGAGAAGTTGGAGCACATATGATTTGAAAACAAATCTAGCAAGTGATTTTTCATACTGCACACTCACGGAAGCATTAACAATGGTGAGTGTGCAACTGTACTGTGCATGGGGCGGTCAAAATGAATTGATGGTGGTGCCACCAGGCACAACAGAATTAATCATTGGCAAAGACCAAATGAATTTTAGAGAATTGCATTCAGACAAATGGAACAAAGAATGCTGGCAATTACAAAGGGAGATACGCGATGTGCGGAGTGGTTGGCATCTCAACAAGAGATGAAAATTTTATTGACACAGCAATAAAACAATTAAGACATAGAGGTCCGGATGGTGCGGGCAAATACATTGATGCCAGTGTCAGTCTAGGACACACACTGTTGGCAATCACAAGCGATCCCAGACTGGGACAACAACCATACAAGACTGCACGTGGCAACATCTTGGTTTACAATGGCGAAATTTTCAACTATGAAGATTTGTTAACAAAATATCCACAGTACAAACCACGCACAACTTGTGATACAGAATTATTGGCATGGGGACTGGATCACTATGGTATGGATTTTGTAAATGAAATAGATTCACAACACGCATTTGTGTACTACAACACACAAAAACAAAAATTGTATCTCAGCAGAGACCATGTGGGCATAAAACCTTTGTACTATGCAGAAATACAGGAAGGCATTGTGTTTGCCAGTGAGATTGAACCATTGCGTTCTAAGGTCACACAGTCAAACATTATAGATCCTGTGGCACACAGCAGTTGGAGTTTGTTGGGTGTTAATTTTACACGCAACACATTTTATAGTGGCATAAAAAAAATTATGCCTGGTGAATGCATGGTGTATGATATTCCCACAAAACGTTTGTCGCAGTTCAGTAGGTTCTTTGCAACCACAAACACACGTAGACAATATGATGCAGAAGAATTCAGATCGCAAGTGAAAGATGTGTGTCGCAAAACAATCAGAGGATTGAGAAAGACAGCAATATTTTTGAGTGGTGGTTTGGACAGCAGTATGATCACATATGAGATAGCAAAATTGATGCCAAACATATCTGCCTACACCAATAAAATTGTGCCTTGTCCTAAAGACAAAGAAGACTTCAACAGTGACTGGCGTTGTGGCAAAGAACTTGCTGAACAGTTGGGCATACAACATCACACCATAACCTGTACACCTGAAACATGGCGAGACTATCTGCATCTCAGTGTGCAAAGTCTGGAAGAACCTTGCTACAATTCATCACTGCCCATGTACTATCAGACCAACAGATACATGGCCATGGATGGAGTGGTTGTGACCATTGCAGGCGACATGGGAGATGAGACCTTGGCAGGATACAAAAAATATTCGCAGATGCCACCCACGGGCACATACAGAGATTTGGTTGCACACTGGATGAAACGTTTGAGTCAACCACCCAGAGTGCCTTGTGCATTGACATCAGATCAACTGCTGAAGGTTCTCATGACGGATGTGTTTGATGAAGCACAATACAATCCCATGGATCCTGTGAACAGTTTCATGCTGTTGGACATCACAGCAAACTGTGCCGCAGACTTCTTTCAACGCAATGATAGATTTGGCATGACACACAGCATGGAAGGCAGATTTCCGTTGGCCACCAAACAGTGGATTGAATACACCATGAGCATGGCCAGTGATGAAAAATACAATGGTGGTATGAAACTGATGAGCAAACAGGCATATCGTAATCTGTTGCCCGACAGCATCATACACAAACCCAAGACAGGTTGGACAGCACCACATCAACAGTGGTGTAGGCAATCACCACAATCAGCAGATGTTTTAAGACGTCATCAACCACCTGAAGTCCGTAAATATTGGAACACCAAACGCGAAAGTGTGATGCATCAATACTACACATGGCGGCAATTGCAAGGAATGAAAGATGCACCAATTTAAAGTACATTTTGACAACTATCGTGAATTTGAAGTCACTGTGCGACAGTTCACACAAAGATTGCAACTGGATCTAGATCAACCCTGGAGATACACCACAGCAGGTGTGGAGTTGATAGAATTTTGCAATCGCTACTATCCCAATTGGTGGCGGAGATTGGACCCACTGTTATGATTTGGCAAATTGACAGACTGAATAACAACAGACCTGCTCAGCAGGAACAGGTGAGCACAGTGAGACAGGAGCAGTGGTGCATGGCACAACAGTACATCCAACACTATGGTGTGGCCCTAGATTGTGGTGCACACATAGGTGAATGCACACAGCAGTATGCTGAACGGTTTCAACAGGTGATTGCTGTGGAACCCAACCCCACATTCCATGAATGCTGGCACCTTAACTGTGACGATCTCACCAATGTGCAACTGCACACTCAAGCACTGGGTGATTGTGAGGGCAGAATGCAGAGGGACAACCCATTGGCACAGGTACTCACTGTGCATGATGAAGGAGAAATCCGGATGCACACACTGGACAGCATGCGGTTGACTGAATTGGATTTCATCAAGATAGATGTGGATGGATCCGAAGCAAGACTGTTGCAGGGAGCAACTCAAACCATACTCAAATTGCAACCTGTGATACAGATAGAAATCAAAAAAAATCGTAGACCTGAAGTGAGACGAAGTGCTCTTGCACTGTTGCGTGATCTGGGTTATAAACCCCAAGCACGTGTGCGTTCAGATTGGATCTACACAACATAAGGAGATGACAATGAAAGCAGGCAAGATTTGGGGACAAACAGAACGGATACACGCAAACGGTGTGTTGGAGTTTCACAGAATAGAATACAAGAAGGGTTACAAGTGCTCAGAGCATGAACATCGTTTCAAATGGAATGGTTTCTATGTGGAATCAGGCCGAATGATAGTGCGTGTATGGCAGGATGGTGTACAGCATGGCATGGTGGATGAAACTGTATTATGTGCAGGAGACTTCACCCAAGTAAAACCAGGCAAGATACATCAGTTTGAAGGTGTTGAGGACGGAGTGGCATTTGAACTGTATTGGGCAGAATTCAACCACGATGACATTGTGCGACGCACAGTGGGCACTGCTACCAAAAACGCGAAGCGTTCGCAGAAAAACGGTTAGCAATTTTGGCACACCTAGGGGTTGTGCAATACCAAATGATTTGCTATAATGTAGTATGAAAGGAGGACAACTATGAAATACAAAACAGGCGAACTGGAATTGGAAGCAATCGCTAAAGCAATTGAAGACAGTTCAACAGATCAATACGACGGCGATAGAACACCTGACCACTTGTATCAGATCAACTACAACATCAAAAGATTGGCAGATGCAGTAGAAACACTGAGCACAGTGATCACAAACAAGAAGTCCTAGTCCTAGGCAGACAGAAAGAGAACCTTTCTGTCGTTTTTTCACAACACACAATCAACACAATCTGAATTAAATTGCTCGGTTTTGAACTGGCGGATATTTTTGGTGCCCGGTTTGAGCGACGAATGTTTTAAAGCAATACAGCAGGCACCCCACTCCCAATGTGCAGGACGGTCCCCCATACAGTATAACTCCATTCATCCACTGTGTCAACCATGCCTCCAATGGTGCCCACAGTGATTTTGGCACAATGAATCGTTGACTCACACTCAGAAATGTGCTACAATACAGTGTTTAATATATGAAAACCTTGGGAAGAATATTCTGCATCACAGTGTTCATGTCAGTGTTGACAGGATGTTCTGCCCTTGAGTTGACCCCTTCATTCTCAGACACCTTTCTTGATGCCCATACCCCCCAATATCGCATTGTGAACGGATCAATCTACAAGAATTAGACACCATCTGAACCATCAGAAGTGGTTGGTCATGGTGGCAATTCTGGTTCATACGGTTCAGAATTGCCCAGAGACACCTTGAGAGACAGGTTTTGACACAATCAGAAACGGGGTCCTCTCACACACAAATACCAATG